GTAGGGATAGATACACCCAACGGAAAGAAGTATATAACTAGAAGGTTTATACCAGCTAAGTTACAAGACAATCCTTACTTGATGCAGACTGATGATTATTACATTATGCTTGCATCTTTACCTGAAGCACAACGTAAACAGTTTTTAGATGGAGATTGGGATGCCTATGAAGATTCAGCATTTCCAGAATTTAACAATACAACGCATGTTGTCGAACCTTTTGAGATACCTAATGGATGGTATAAGTTTCGTGCTGCTGACTGGGGTTATTCTTCTCCTGCTTGTGTTTTATGGTTCGCTGTGGATTACAATAATAATATCTGGATTTATAGAGAATTATATACAACCAAAGTTACAGCAGATAACTTTGCACAACAAGTAATTAATTTAGAGAATGGTGAATACATTCACTATGGTGTATTAGATGTTAGTACATGGGCAAGAAGAGGTGATGTAGGTCCTAGTATTGCAGAGACAATGATACAACAAGGTTGTCGTTGGAGACCATCAGATAGATCACCTAAAAGCAGAATTAATGGTAAGTTAGAAATACACAAACGATTAAAAGTTACAGATGAAGAACCAGGTATAAGAGTATTTAAAACGTGTAAAAATTTAATTAGAACTTTAAAAACTTTACCAATTGATGATAAGAATCCTGAAGATGTAGATACTAATGCAGAGGATCACGCATACGATGCATTACGTTATGGTTGTATGAGTAGACCCATGCACCCTAAATTTGCACAAAGATTTAGACCATCATTTGAAAATAGTTTTGAAACAGCAGATAGTAAATTTGGGTATTAATATGAACAGAGTTACAAGACAAGTGTTATCGCATATATCTTCTATTAAAAAAGAAACAATGGAAAAGTTGTTATCTAAATTATGTAGAAGAGAAGTTAATATAGGTGCGACTGGCACACAAGAATACAGATTAAAGAAAGGACCTAATAGAGGTAAGGTATTGCATGCCTCTAAATAAGAAAGGTAAAAAAATTAAAACATCCATGACTAAACGATATGGTAAAAAGAAAGGTGAGTCTATCTTTTATGCTATGGAGAATTCTGGTAAACTAAAAGGTGTTAAAAAGAAAACTTCCAGAAATAAATAAAAAAATTTTTCCGTATGATTTAGTTATTGCATACTGGGAAGATATTGTTGGATCATGTGAATGGTCTGACATACCAGATATAAAAAAATCAAAGACAGCTGTATGCTGTAGCTTTGGTTGGTTAGTAGAACAGAATAGTAAAACAACTGTTATCATGGCAGATTTTATATTTGAAGATAATGGAATGATAAAGCAGGGTGGTGGGCATACAGTAATCCCTACTAAAAATATAATTAAAATTAAGAAAATAAAAATATAGGAGACAGCAATGGAAACAAAATTTGATCCAAAAGCTAAAGTTAAACAAGGTCAGTTTAGTGATGCACCTGATGGCAAACAGCCAAACAGGGAGCATACTAATATTGATTTTGAAAAACATGCACCTAGAAAATATGAGTCTGCTAATTATTTAGAAGATCAAGTAGTTCCTAGTAAATCAGGTTCTGAGCATGTTCAAGATTCTTTGTTTAATATGGCAGATGAAAAAGACTATTAATGAGTCTTGGACCTAAGAGTAATTTTATACCTGTAGTATATGCAGGCACTAGAAAAAAGAAATACAATAAAAAAAGCAATAAGAAAAAAAAGAGGAGAAAACCCAAATGATGAAAAGATACATGCATGGAGAGTTAGCACCTGACACACCAAAAGCACCTAATGAGCCTATGGCAATAGATCCTAATGCTAAAGTAAAACAAGGAGCTACAAGTGGTGATGGTAATGATGCTAAAGGTAAGTCTAAATCAAAAGTAGACCCAGCGATCTTTAGAATGGCTGAAGAAAGAGATTACTAATTTAGATGTACGAAGAAGATAAAAAAACTGATGGAGTCAGTGAATCTTCTCCTATCGTAGGACATATAAGAGAAAAGTTTCAACAAGCAGAAACATCAAGACTGTTTGATGAAAAGAGATGGTTAAAGGCTTATAGAAACTATAGAGGAGTTTATGGACCTGAGATGGCTTTTCGTTCAAATGAAAAGTCTAGAGTTTTTGTTAAAGTAACAAAGACTAAAGTACTAGCTGCGTTTGGACAAATCATAGAAGTATTATTTTCTTCTGGAAAATTTCCATTAGGAGTTGCTCCTACACCTGTGCCAGAAGATATTTCTGAATATGCACACATGAAACCAAAGCAACCTGAAGCACCACAACAACCACCAGATCCATATGGATTTAAAGGTGATGGTAGAGAAATACCACCAGGTGCTACAGCTGATATGCTAATGCAAAACTTAGCACAAGAATATCAGAATGTAGGTTTTGATGAAGGACCAGCTAATGCTGGAGAACCACAAATAGAACCTGCAGCTATTGGTGCAAAGAACTTAGAAAAATTAATACATGATCAGCTAGAAGAATCTACAGCTATTACAACTCTTAGACATGTATTTTTTGAAATGTGTTTATTAGGTACTGGTATATTAAAAGGTCCATTTAGTTTTGATAAAGAATATCATTCATTTGAGGAACATGATGACACATCTGTTTATATTAAAAAAATTAAAACAGTTCCTAAAATAGAAGCTGTATCTTGTTGGGATTTTTATTCAGATCCAAATGCAACAAATATAAATGATTGTGATTATGTAATTCAAAGACATTCATTAAACAAACAACAGTTTTCTGATTTAAGAAAAATGCCTTTCTTTAATGAGGAAGCTATTGATCATTGTTTAGAAGAAGGACCTAACTATCAAGTTAGAGGATATGAATCTTCTTTATACAATAGAGAAACTGTAGAAACAATATACAAAAACAGATTTGAAGTATTAGAATATTGGGGTGTAGTAGATAAAGACTTAGCAACACAATGTGGTATTGAAAGTGATAAAGATGTAATTAGTATCAATGCTTGGATATGTGGTGGTAAAGTTTTAAGAATGGTAGAGAATCCATTTACCCCTACTAGAATACCTTTTATGGTATGTCCTTATGAATTAAATCCATATCAATTCTTTGGTGTTGGTGTTCCAGAAAATATGGAAGACTCACAACAAATTATGAATGGTCATGCAAGAATGGCTATTGATAACTTAGCACTTGCAGGTAATATGGTATTTGATGTTGATGAAACACAACTTGTACCTGGACAAGATATGAAAATATTTCCTGGTAAAATATTTAGAAGACAAAGTGGACAACCAGGAACATCTATTAATGCAATTAAGTTTCCTAATAGTACACAGGAAAACATGATGATGTTTGATAGATTTAGACAGTTAGCTGATGAAGCAACTGGTATACCTTCATATTCACATGGACAAACAGGTGTACAATCAACTACAAGAACTGCAGCGGGTATGTCAATGCTTATGGGTGCTGCAGCTTTAAGTATTAAAACAGTTATTAAAAATATAGATGACTATTTACTCAAACCCCTAGGAGATAGTTTCTTTCATTGGAACATGCAGTTTAATGCTGACATGCCAAAAATAAAAGGTGATCTTGAAATTAAAGCAAGAGGTACATCATCTTTAATGCAGAAAGAAGTTAGATCTCAAAGACTCATGACATTTATGCAAACAGCAGCTAATCCTGCTCTAGCACCTTTTGTTAGATGGCATACATGTTTAAGAGAAA